CTGCAAGGTAACCATCATCTCTTTTTGCATCTCTTAATCCAAGAGGAACTAATGTTTTGGATGCATCTACAGTAGAAACTTGTCTACCACCTTTGATCCAGCTTATAAAATTTAAAATATCCATTTTAGTTTGTATTAAAATTATACTGCGGTTGCTATAATAGCTCCAGCATCAGTTACAGTGATTCTATATCTAGTTCCGTTAGGTGATGCAAGAATAACACCTTTACCAACTTGTTCTACTTCAATATCATTTTGTTTTACAACTAGATTTGCAGTTGTATTAGTAGCTTGAGTAGCTCCAATAGTTACTTGACCATTTCCTTGAATAATAAGTCTATCACCACCACCACCACTAAAGTTTGTTGCAAATTTAATTGGAAAAGCCTGGTTCATAGTAAAATAAAATGAATTATTAAACACAGGATTTCCAGACGGAGGGTTTAAACCCCACTGAAACGCAGCTGCTGTAGTTTGGAATAAATTTGCAATACCATTACCAACAGTAGTAGTATATGCTCTAAAAGCAGCAAATGAAGTTCTGATAGCTAAACTATAATTTGTATCTGGTGTAGTACCAATACCAACTCTTGCACCTGATGCGCCAACACCATTGTTATATATAGCATATCCTGGAGTCCACTGAGTAGTAGCAGTATCCCAGTATTGCATTTGGTATAATTGAATTCCAGGTAATCCTGATCCAGATGGACCAGCAGGTCCTTGAATTCCTTGAGGTCCTTGTGGACCAATAGCACCTTGAGATGCAAGCAACGCCCAGTTTGCTGTATCTAAGTTAGGTTCTAATGTACCTGATGTAGCGTTAATACAAAAATATGATGCACCACCATATCCTACTGCGTCATCAGTAACATATGATGTACCTGATACCCACGCACCTTGCCAATTTAAACCTGCAGGTCCAACAGGACCTGGAACACCTTGAGGACCGGTAGGACCTTGAGCTCCAGTTGGAGCATATGGGCCAACAATTTGAGCAAAATCATCTACAGTAATTGCACCTGTTAAAAAATCATCACCACGTTTAGGATCTTTTATAGCTACAGGTAAAACAGATTGTGTAGGATCTACAGTAGTAAATTGTCTTTTACCTTTAATCCAACTGATAAAATTTAGAATGTCCACGGTTATAAATATTAAATGTATACATTATAATATACAAAAAATTTCTTAAATAAAAAAATCCCCAGATAAAATCTAGGGACTTTCTTGACAGGGTAGAGGATTTACTAAAGAAGAAGCTACCCAAATATATATCCTAATAGAAAAGCTACAATAATCATAGCTCCTATAGTCCAATTTGCAATGGCCCTACCTTTCTCATCTTCTTGATATATATTATGCATTTTGTTGTATACAGGTCTTGTCATAGCATTAATAACAATCCAAAAGAATGCTAGTGCATTTAAACCTAAGATGAGCGAAAGTAGTTTAATCCAAGTCATAGTGTGTCTATTCTTCTTTGTAAATATACTAAAGCTTTTTGTAAATCTTCTTTTGTGGTAGTTTTACTTTTCTTTCCCGCTCTAGCTAAGTACTTAATTACATTACCAAGATAGAAATCTTTATCTAATCCCCAAGCTTCTAATACATTAAAAACTTCATATACAGAATCTTTGCCGCCATAATGACTTGGCCTAGTAGCATCATTAACAATGATGATCCTAGAAGAAACATCAAGCGGGGAACCACTGATCTCCTCTTTAGAGCAAATAATTTTTTCATATTGCTCTTCTGATTCTTGACTAAAGTTTACCATACTATAACAACATCTGCTTCATTGAGGACAAGTTTAATTTCTCCATCAATGTCAATACGTTCTACTATTTCCATGTTGAGTGCACTGGTGCGTACATATACTTGGTCTCCCACAGCAACGTCTTCTACTTTATCACCAATTGCAAACACAGTAAGTTTATTCCACATCTTTACGGCATCAGCCATCATTGCTTCTTCATCCTTAGCGCTTAATTGAAGTGATGATTCTTTTCTTTTTGGAACGTCTAATAAAATTGTTCTTCCTCTTAAACTTTTAAACGGTTTCATTTGATTTATTTTAATGTGATTACTTTAACTACTGCCATCTGAGCATTCAGTATCTCACCTACTGCATGATCAAATAACAAACTCTTTACTGGTAACTTTGCATCTGTAGAATATCTACGCTTTAGTATCTCAGTTACTTCAGCCATTAACTCTTTTACTTTCTGCACATCCTCATCTGCATGAGGTGCATCTGGATCTAGTCCTACTAACTGTTCTCCAAAGCTAGGTAATCTCTTTTCTTCAAAACCATATTGTACTTGTTCTTCCATATATTTATCATATTTAATCCTTGCCTCTAAGTTAGACTCTGACTCAGCTGTTAGTTTGCGCCATATGTCCAACTGATGTTGTGTCATACATTCTCAAATGTCGCTACAAAAGCTTCTGGTGTGTATGCCATATATCTACCTGTTATTGTCTTTACTATAAAATCATTAAGACAAACAACCTCATTACTTTCAGTTGGATCTAACAAAAGATCTTTTACATGACCATGAGTTGTAAAATAACAAGTGTCACAAAAGTCCATAACTTCCAAATGATTCTTTCCATTCCATTGAACGGCTTCTATCATAAGTGGTTTAGTTTTAAACAATTGTGCCATGTACAAATATAAAAAACTTTTTTAAATAAAAAAGCCCACTCCGTAAGTGGGCTGCTCAACTTTAGGTAATGAGATTGCAAGGACTTGCCTCTGACCAGTTCACCTACAATTTTTGCAGGGAATGTATAATATATTATCCATAACTAGTCATATAAGGACCAAATGACTAATATATTGTACTTTTTAAGACAAGTTATCCTTGTCCTCTGTACAACTTCTTGTACTTCTTAGAACTTTTAAGTTTGGATGTCTTAGTCTTTGCATGTACACCCGGACGAGAAACTTTCTTCTTCTCTAACTTGGTTAAACTTTCTTTTATCTTTGCCATTATTTTTTCTTTTTACGTTTTACACTCCCACCTTTTTTATAGTCACCATATTCTTTAGTTTTTGGAATTTTTGGAATTGGAACTTCTTGGTTTGCTATTTCATTATACATGTTTTTTGCAACCTTTAAATCATTTGCAGTAGGTTTACCACCTCCATACTTACTAGGTTTATCACCTCCGTAATAATATAAATACCTTTCAGCCATTCTTTTTGCTTGTTGCCGATTTGCTTGTTTTGCTTTATTAGCATCACGTTCTGCTTGTTCTCTAAATGCTGCTCTATTAGCTTCAGTTTGTTTTACTGGAGTTGCCTTAGTCACTACACCTTTAACAGTACGCTTTACCTTAGTATCATTACCTTTAGTAATAGTCTTATAATTTTTACTTTCAGATTTTACAACAGTTTTTTTAGGCTTATCTGATACTCCTCCAGTTGTATATTTTTTAATTTTTTTCATGACTTAGCACATTAGTTTATACTATAAGATAATGATTATTTGGTAAACTTGTCCAACTTTAAAAGCTTAACAATCTTATTTGCCCATTCTTCTCCCTGAGATAGGAAATCTTCTTCTGTATCTATATTATATCCATTAAGTAGAATACCCATATGTACAGCTTCATGCATTACCATAGTGATATCTTCCGCTGTCCCTTTAAAGTGTTTTTTATTCAAAAATAAAAAAGGTTTGTATGGTGCTTTTGCAGTAAGCTTTTTATCTCTTGGATCATAATTAGTAAATCCATATATATAGACACCATTACCTTTAGTCTTATCAACTTCTTCAGCTTGGGCATCTTTACGGTTTAACCCGTGCATCTGATCTACATTATAATAGTCAAAGATCTCAGTAGCATCTTTACCTATTAGCAGAACAAACTTACCCATATCTATTTTCTTCATACTATTAATATACAAATTATTCATTATCATAGAACATTCTATCTGAATCTTCTGTATGCCATTTATCAAATCCCTCGCAATTGTAATAGTCTTTGTTGACCAAGTAGTCAGGTCTTTCTGGAAATGGTTTAGTTACAAAGCTTGGCTCAGACCACTTGATTCTGTTGTTAGGTTGTAAAGCTATTTGTCCATTATCAAGTAAAATGATATGATGAGACTTATGCTCTAGTGGATCTTCTGCTAGGGTAAGATCTGTGTTAGGATCATTAGATCCCCAGTTGATGGTAGCATAATAACTACCCGGGTAGAACTTATGATCTTTCATATAGACCTCTACTCTGGTATCATACAAATACGATAGATGAATAAGAGTAAAGTTATAAGAGAAACAGTTCCATATCTGCAGATAGTGAAAAGGTAGATCTGGACTTGGCATCTCTGGCTCATGAAGCAATGCATGACTTGGCAACTTATCCCGGAGTACACCATTCTCTAAGAGTACTTGAAATAACGCAGCTTGCCCTGGCATACATCTTACTGATATAATAACCCCCGGGGTCAATTCTCCATGACCTTTCTGATGTTGGTACATGTACTCATTTCTAACAAATACTTTAAGAGGGAAGAAGTTGTGTTCTATATATGCCATATGTAAGTTTTATGAGATTGTCCCCAGAGGAAAACGAATGAAGAAACCCCCGGGGCAATCTACCTGTAGCATTGTAAAAATAGTGATAAAGTTTGGAATAAACTAGGGGATGGTAAATCTAATATATAAGAGGATGTGGTTACCCCTCACTCCAGACCCCCCGGGGCCATCCGCTCGGCAGGGGTACCCCCTGTTGCTGCCAGATGGTCAAATGCATCTGACCATCTGTTGCAAGAAAATTTTCTTGGCAGAAAATGTTTCTATGACCTATGCCCTGCTGTGCATGTCATGGTCACTGTCTAGTCATGCTACACATGACATTAGACAGCTAGTCTGCTAGCCCTTGTCATAATATAAAATATTAAATTATTATATTATGAATAGTATTACAATTCGGGTTATATCTAACCCTCATTCTAAAACTAGTGTGATCTGCTATCCCAGCGGCATGAAGCCTTTTGTGATTAGCAAATCCAAAGCTAAAGCTTTGAAGGCTGGTAGAGTCTACATTGCAGACCTTAGAACCAGCACCAACGGCTATGTCTATTCAGTCATAGTCCGTGAAGAACTAGCATTAAAGAAAGGGAAGTAAATTCCCTTTTCTTTTCCCTCTTTTTTCTAGCCCTTAAATTAAATTGATAAATCAATTAATTTTATAAATTATGGCTTTACAAGCAAAATTTCTAAACATGGGCAAGAATGGTAATCTTGCCATTTATGAAGTGCGCGGCACTTCAGCAGATTTGGCTACATACGTAGCAAATCAGTTTAAAGACAGTCCTAACGGACCAGCCTTTAAGACTACCCAAAAAGGCGAGCTTATTTTGGATAGTAAGGGACAAAAGATACCTCTTTTGTTTACTGCATACCCTGTGCCGGGTATGAATGTGTGGCATCCTTTGTACCAAAAGGCTGACAACACATTTACTCTTGACAAGCAGGAACTACAGTTCCAAATGCTTGTTTCCAAGAGTATGGGCGCTGACTATGGTCAGGCATATGCAGCTGAAGCTGCACGCAGGGCGCTTGACAGCACACCTGTATCTTCTACAGCATCAGCTATGCTATCTGATGATGATGAAGATGAAGCTGATGAAGAGGACTTCACAGCATCAGCATCTGAAGATGCAGAGTTGGATGTAGTTGCTGAAGCTGAAGCTGCAACACCTACAGCCAAGAAGGCTAACAGGTAGCCTTGAAAATATAAGAGTAACCACTAACGTGGTTGCTCTTTATTTTTTTCATACCTAAAACTATTCCCTTTTTCTTCTAGCCCTTAACAAAATGTGCTATTATATTTCTTGTGAAATATTAACAGCGCCTACTACATAGTATATAGTATATATATAAAACAATATGTACAGAATGCTACAGGACACAGGCTCATTACTTGCTACTTGCTAGTATGTGGTTGGTGGTTTATCTTATATACTGTAAATATGAGACAACACTACTTGAAACATGCTTGTATCTGCTTGATTCTGTGTGAGTTACAGGAAATGAGTAAAAACCACTCTTCATTCCTATACTTGCATCAGTCTTCACAGATTTCTACAATAGTCTTTACTAATAACAATTAATATAGCTAAAACTATGAACAAACAAACAGACTCATTGGTACTTGGTATTATACTTGGAACTGTATTAACAGGATTACTATCCTATATACTATCTTCTTATATACTATTACCATATAAAGGAACAGAGTCATATCCTCCGGCAAAGATCAAAGTTGAATACTACTTGGAAGTATCTCAAGATTCTATCAAGA